TCGACGTAGCCGAGCTCAAACCAGCCGGAAGCGAAGCCATCAATGCCCGACGCCCTGAACCTGCGGTCGGCGGTGACTGCCGTGATAGTACCCGTGCCCTTAAACGTCGGGGATTCGAGGTTGACGCCGCAGCGCGCGTCGCCCAGCACAGCATCGCAATAGTACTGGAAGGTGCGTCCCACGGTCTGGTTGAGCACATGGGCGAGCGAACGCACTTCCGCCACGAATGCCGCATTCCCGCGCCGCACCTGCCCGATGTTGCCGCGGCGCAGGAGGACATTCTGAGATACGTCCGCCCAGTTGACCCGGCGCACTTCGATCCTCGCATTGTCCCAGCGCCCGTCGAGAATGTCGGTCTCGGTGATGCGGTTTGAGGTCAGAACGCCTTCCGCATCCTGCGCATCGACCGAAAGATCGGCATTGGCGCGAAGCTCCGACGCAGCAAAGCCGGAATCGGGTTCGTAGGTGACGCCGGCGAGGACAAGCGGACGATCATGGTCAGTGAAGCCGAAGACAACACCATCGCCACGTTCAACCTTCCAGCACCAGCACAAGGTGGTGACGCCCGTATCGAGATGCGCCTGCATGCCGGCCGGAAGCGCCTTCACAGCCTGATCTCCACGAGCGGAATGGAGGTGATCGAGCCAAGGCGCTCGATGTCGAGGGTCACGTCGAGCAGGTCACTGTCGAAACGCACCGGCACATCGAATTCGAAGCCTGCCGTCACCGACGCACCATTGGCAGGCGCGACCGTGAAAGTCACAATGCCGGTCACCGTATCGACCGACCAGCCCGAGGATTGCGGCACGCCGCCCACGGCCACGAGCACGGTCCCGGCAACGGGCTTGTTGATCGTGCGGACATAGGATTGAAGGCCAGACGTGTAGGTCTTCGAAAGCTGGAACGCGTTAGCCGTCCCGTTGCCCTGACCGATGAGCTGGTCGGTGGCGGCGGGCGATTGCGACGGCAGGCATGATTTGTAATCGGACCAGTCCTTCCAGCGGAAACCGCGGAGTCTTCCCGAGCGGGCCTCGAAGAATGCAACCACCGCAGCCAGATCGTCGGCGCGGCGGATGCCGTAGGAGGCGTCATAGCGCCGCCGCGAGCCCGCCCAGGGGGAATTGCGTTCTTCTTTTCCCGAGGCAAGCTCGACAATGCGGGTACGCCGCTCGGGGCCACCCCTCGCGCCCCGGCTGATATTGTCGGGGAAGCGGATTTCGTCAAACGCCATGACTCAAAGTCCCCGCGATCCGAACGACACGGCGCGCGCGATGTCGGCGGCGATCTGGGTGCGGGCGCGCCTGAAGTTCTCAATGTCGGGCGTGCTGATGTTGACGGTGATGTTGGAGCCGCCGCCGCGCACCCCAAGCTTGCCGTCCCGCCCGCGCCAGAGGCACGATGGCTTCTGGACCGGCCTCGCCCATGAGCCCGAGACCGCCGCGCATCGGAAAGAGCGTGGGCGACGTCACCACCCCGCCGCCCGCGAATTGCAGCAGGCGGCCCTGATCGAAGACGTTGCCGCTGGCGCTGCCGATAAGGCCGCCGATCAGGCTGCCGATGCCGCCGCCTCCGCCAAGGAGGCCACCGAGCAGCTTGGCCAGAGGCGCGAGAACCCCCTGCTGCACCGCAAGCCGGGCAAGGTCGGCGAGCATAGACGAAATCAGCGAGGCGAAGTTGACCTTGCCCGTTCTCACGAACTCGGCGACCGCATCGGCGGCGGAAGAGAAAGCACCGCTGATCGCTTCCTTGATGAGGTCGGCGGCGGTGCCTGCCTTCTCGACGAAGTCCTTGAGATAGTCGATGGACGCCCCATAGAGGCTCTTGTCCTGCTTCTCGGCGTTTTGCAAAGCGATCTTTGTGCGGATGAGCTCTTCGATCTTCGCCCGCTCTTCATCTGTCGCCCCCGCCATCTGGCCGCGCAAGCGGATCAACTCCTGTTGAACCGGGTCGGATGTCTTTTCTATTTCGACTTCTTCCTTGAGGCTTTCGATCAAACGCTCAACCGTTTCGTGCTGGCGCTCAACTTCACGGGCGGTCTGTTCGCGGGATTGCCTCGAAGCCGATGCCGCTTCGCGCGAGGCAGCGGCGGCGTCCTTCTGCGCCTGCTGTTCCGCGAAGATTTCATGCACCTTGGCGGCGATAGCTTTGCCCTCGTCGGTCGCCGCATCGACATTGGCAGCGCGCAACTCCTTCTCGATGCGAAGCTGCTGGGCGGTCTTTCCAAGGTTCGTCAATTCGTCGTTGAGCGATGCAAGCACGCCTTGGGCGGGCACATTCTGCGAGAACTCGGAGCCGATATTCGCGGCCTGGGCATTTGCCCCGGCGATGGCGGCGGCGAGCGAAACAACCTGTTCGCCAATTCCTGCGTAATCGGGATTCCGGTCGTCTGGAAAAGCTGCACAAGCGTGGCGTGGATACGATGCGCCTGCTCGGCAGTGGCCGTGTTGTTTTTAAGCGAGTCCTCAAGCCCCCAAACTTGATGCTCCAACTGCGCAAGGGAATCGATATCTCCCAGCATTTGCAGATCGGCGAAGAGCTGCTGAATCTGATCCTGCGAGTCTCCGAAAATCGCATTGGCATTCGACCACGCGCGCGCAATCGCCGCCGCCTGACCTTCGGCCAAATCCGCCGCTTGCTTCGCCCGTTCGATTTCGTCGGCGTAAGCCTTAACCTGCGGCAGGGCATCGCCATACTTCTCGGCGACCTTGTCGATGATCTCTTCCTGATCTTCGAGCGTCTTCCTGGCGTCCTCGCCAGGCCCCGTTACCGTCGAGAACAGCACATCGGCGGCAGTGGTTGCCGCGGCGAAGCCGAGAAGTGCCAGATTGAGGGGATTGGTGAGGAAGGCAACGACACCGGAGCCAACCGCTTTGATGGCGCCAAGCACACCCGTTTCGGCACGGAACATCTGAACGATCTGCGAGCCCTGTTGCAGCATGACCGTGAACGGGTTCTGGCCCGACGCAAGGCCGACCGCAATATCCTGCAACTGGAACTGAAGGCTCGCGATCTGTTGTGCCGTAAGGCCGACGCCTTTGCTGGCGCTCCCGGCATCCGCGCCCAAATTGCCAAGTGCTGCGCCGCCGGCCGCACCCAGGTCTGCCATCTCGGCCTTGAACTGGCCGCCGTCAACGACGGACAAGCGCACCGATACCTTGCGTTCAGCCATCGTCCTTTTCCAGAGCGTTCAAGAGGTCTTGATTGAGGCCGCGCACGGCCAGCGCTTCGATCACCGGCAGCACTTCCGCGGCAAGAAGGGGATCGAGCCCCAGCGCGGACGCAAGCGCCAGCGCCGCTGTCAAATCCCAGCCGATGATCGCACCTGATGGTGCAACACGCAGCTGCCCGCCCATGCGCAGTGCCAAATCCCAGAGTTGCCAGCCTTCAAAGGACTCTGGCGCATTCAGGCTTGCGGGGCAGTCGGGACATTTTCCGCCACACGCGGCGCAGTATCCGGCGCCCCCGCCGAAGTGCCATTCGGCAAGGGCGCGGAGACGTTTTTTTCCGATTCCATTTTCAGCCAGGGTCCCAAATATTGGACCTCGAACGCACGATAAAGGCCGAACACGTCCATGAGTGCCGAAGCGGCAGTAGGCGAAACAGCAAGCGGCTCGCCTGCCTCGTCGCCTACACCTTCCCATTCAAAAATGACGCGCGCGGCTACTGCCTTGGCAAAGATAAGGGCCTGTTCGGCAGGCGAACGGTGTTCAGCGCCGTCAAGTGCCGGATCGCCACGAAGTGAAAGCATGATGGCGGTTGACAAGGGTGCGGCCTTCACGCGCACGCCAAAGCCGAGGTCAAACCACTTGACCTCGCCGGAAAGATTGAGACGGATCATCAGGCCACCGTTCCGTTGTTGTAGTTGGCAACATCATTGACGAGCACCGCAGAACACATCGCCTGCAAGCTCGAATCATAAGCAGCCTGCCAGGCGAAGGTCGCCTGCACCCCTTGCGGGCCGTTGATCGGGAGCCGCGGCTTGGGGAGATAGACCTTGGGGATGGTCAGCGTGAAAGACTTGGACGCCGAAATCGCAAAGGACAGTTCAAGCGCGCAAGGCGTGCCGTTCACCGCGTCGGTCAAGAGCGTCTGATCGGCGAAGCGCGCGACGATCTGGCCGGTCAGCGATGCCAGCGACGGATCGGCGCCGTCGATCTTGCCGTCGCTGCGGATGGTTTCGATGCGATCCAGATTGTTGTTGTAGGTGACTTCCGCCGAAACGATGTTGGCGAGCGAAACGCTGTTGCGCTTGATCGCGCCGTTGAACTGGCCGAAACGCTCCAGCGTATAGGCGTTGAGCGCGCCGGCGGTCGAAGCTGCGCCGACCGTCTCGCCCTGGGCGATCAGCCCGGCGGTTGTGGTCAGAAGCCCGCCCCGCCGCATCTGCCACGACAGCGTGTTCACCATGACGCCGGACAGCATGGAGTAATACGGCACTTCCGGCATGCCGACTTCGACCGAAAGTGACGGAAGCGACCACGAGCCCGATTTGAAGGTATGGGTCTTGGGCGTGGTGCCGGTTGTCGTCGGTGCGCCGAACGCACCCTTGAGCCACACGCCCCAGGCGCGGAGATCGACGGGCACCACGACATCGCCGTCAGCGGTGATCACGTCCTTGACCGGCGGCTGCGGATCGCGGCCATAGCCCAAGAGTTCCGAGGCGAGAAGCGGCTGCTCGCTGCCAAGCGTCGAAGATGCAAAGGGCATCTGCCAGAACTGGCCCGCCGCGGGCGCTGTGCCATAAGTCGTTTCGAACGCAGCCGCCAGGACCGACCGCGCGCCTTGTGCACGTGCCATGGATTACCTCCGTGATTGAATTCAAAGTTACGAGAGCGGATCGGGCGTGCCGTAATGCAGGATGATCGGCAGGGTTGCCGCCTTGAAGCCAGGCGCGCCCTCGACGATCAGATCGACGGGCACGGGTGCCGCCGTCTCCGCATAGTCGCAAAGTCCGCCCAGCGTGCGGTCGGCAGCAACCGCCGCGCCAATGGCCTGCATGATGCTGTCGAATATGCTGTCGCGCGCCACAGGCGTCGTGGCATCGACAAGCACATCCGCGTCGGCGCGATGCTCGTAGACATATTCGGGCGGCGACAGCAGCACCGCCGGTTCGCCCGGTTCGCCATCACGCAGGATAACGAGCCCGCCCGTTGGGATGCGCTCGGGCAGATTGCCATTGCGCATCACCGTGGGCCCGGCCAGACCAGACAACAATGTGAACAGCGCCTGCAGGATGGTTTCGCGCTTCGTCGCCATCAGCGTGTCTCCGCCTTGATGTCGGGCCAGTTCTGGATGACCAGCGCCGGCAGCTTGTCCTGCCATTCACGCGCGACCGCAGCGAGATTGAGCCGCTTCCGCAACATGACCTGCGGCACGAGGATGAAGACAATGACGGAACGATTGCGAAATCCTCGCGCATCGCGCGAGTATCCATCGCGCTTCATGACGCGCGCCCTGGGAAGCACCTCGCCGGTATCGATCAAAAGACCTGGCCGTCCGCTTCTGTAGACAAATCTCAGTCTGCGCCCGTTGCGCCGTTCCCATTCGCCGGGCGTGATCCTGCCGCCTCTTGCGCTCTTGCCTGCCGCTTCGGTTGGGATCGCCAGCCAGAAGCCATCCTTGGAGCGGATGGTCACGCCGTCGTCATGCGCACTGACAATGTGCGAGGCGCGCGAATAGACGATTGCCGCCGCTGAAATGCTCGTACCCCTCTTCGGAAAGTATTGATCGCGGATCGTGCGGCCAAGCCGTTCGCCAAGTCCCGCACTTGCGATCTGCCCCCGCCATCCGGCCTTGACGCCAGCGCCTGCGAGCCGGATCGCCGCTGTCACGGCGCGCTCTGCGCCCTTGGTCTCGGCGACCAGTTCCTTTTGAAGATCGCCGATAACCGTGACCTGAACGCCTGGCATTACGCCGCCCGGACTTCTGCCGACCAGATCAGGTTGTCGTCATCGGCCAGGGGTTCGCCCTGCACGACATAGGTGCCGCTGCCGATTTCGAATGTGTCGCCCGGTTGCAGTGCGGGCACTTCGGTAATCCGCACATCGACAAAGCGGCTCTGCGCCACAAAGCGGCCCCCGCCGAAATTGCTCATCGTGTCCGGCGCGCGGAACACGACGCGCACGAGAAAGCCACCGCCGACGCCGCCGGCGCGCCATGTCGCATCCTTCCCGATATTGGGATCGGCGAACAGCACATCGACGGCGGCGGCAATAGCGTTCATGCTCAGAACGAACCGTTGAGCCTGACGCGGCCGATGGTTTCACCCGCGCCGTTGCCGACGGCGGCGACGGCCGCGCCGATCTTCGTATTCGTGCCAACCGTTGTGGTGCAGTTCTTCGCGGCGTTGTCCCAATAGATGGCGGCGCCGACGGTCCATGCCTGGGAGGCTGCCTTGGTGAGATCGAAGATGCCTCTCGTCTTGAGCGCCACATCGGCACCATTCGCGGCATCCGCCCTGGCGACACCGAACATGGTGCCGACAAGAGCGCCCTGGCCGGAAGTGAGCGCATAGGGTGCGGAGACGACGACAGTATCGCCGTCCTGAATATAGTTCTTCATGATGAATTCTCCTGTTGGAAGATCGAGGAAGAGCGGGCCGCGCCCAACGCCCTCTTGGACGGAGATGCGCGGCCCCAGTCACTCCAGGGAGGAATGATCAGATCGCGCTAGATACCCACGTTCTTGAACAGGCCGCGATAGTCGAGCGCCTTGGCGGCGAAGTCATGCCTGATCTTGATCTCAACGCCATCAACCTCGAAGCCTGCGCGCTGGTCGATGAACGGTTCGGACTGCCCTTCAAGGTGGGCATATTCGACCGTATCGACGAGGTTCGAATCGGCGGCGAGATACCAAGGCTGCGGCCCGCCCGCCACATAGAGGCGAGGTTCCTCGACGACTTCCAGCGAGCCTGCAAAGGCATTCACTTGCGAAGCCTGGGCAGGTGTCGTCTGTGCGATCATCTTGCGCGCCTCGATCGAACGCGAGCCCGGAGGCACGAGGATGTAGCGGGGACGCGCGTCGATATACTCCTTGTCGGCGCCAGAGCCGTCGCCCAGGTCCGTCTGCGTGCCCATCTTCTCCCACGCTTCACCGAGCGTGGTTTCAGAGACGGCACCCGCAGTGCCGAGGTTGCCATGGGTCGCATGGAACAGCGCCACGGCGTCGGCCAATGCCGCGTTGGCGATGAGCACGTTATAGACGATCGCCGATTCCAAATCGGCGGCACGCTGGCCCGCCGTGCCGATGGCGCGGTCAAAGGCCCGCAGATCGTCATTGATGATCGCCTGGCGGGTGAGCGCCACGATCCTGCCGTAGGTCGCGAGCTGATAGGACTCGCGGCCCTCGGCAAGCGAACCGTAGCTGAACTCGGCTCCCTCCATCACCGCCTTGAGCGCAGGGAAGTTACCGACCTGCGTCGGATACATCGGCTTGAAGTCGGTCGCGGTCGTGCCACGCGCCCATTTCTGGAAGGTGCGCGGCGTGCCCGCATAGGACTGACGCAGGCGCTTGCCCGCGATCGCGGCCAGGATCAGCGGGAAATCGGAGGTAGACTGCATGCCGGCCGCGCGGGTTGCCTGATACGCAATCTCGTTCGGCGTAAGCCCACGGGTGCGCGTGCCTGCCGTTTCGAGGCATTCGCGCGCCACATCGATCAGGCGCATGCCGCGATATTCGCGGGCACGGTCGGTCATGGCGAAGGCCTGCGGCTGGGCGCGGTGCAGAACCGCTTCGGCGATGGCCTCGCGGCGTGTCACCGTGGCATCGAGGCCACCCGCGGGCATCGAAATCTGCGAATGACCCGTGCCGCGCGCATCGCGCTCGGCAAGCCTTTCGAGGATCACCTTGCGCGCTTCGGCAACCGGCACATTGCGCTTGACCAGATCGTCAGCGACGGTGCGATCAAGCTTGAACTGATCGACGAGGCCGCTGATCGTGGTGATACGCTCCTGCTCGGCGGCGCGCACTTCGTCGGCATTGACCACAGGCGCGGCAGGTGCCGGGGTTGCAGCGCGGGTTTCCGGCTGCGTGGTTTCCGGGGCGTTAACCGGAACAACGGTGTTAGGCATGGTGTTCTCCATGGTTTCGGGATTGCCCCGGTCGATGAATTCGACAGGGAAGGACCGCTCGGTATTTTCCGAGCGAACTTGTGCACCGGGATCGGCCGGGATCGACACGAAGCTGATCTCCATCGGCGTCCAGCGCTCGATGAACCACTTCTCAGGCTCGCCTTCTCGGGCGGGCGGTTCTTTCCGCACCCTGTCCACCGAGTAGCCGACCGACACGTTGCGGATGATCTTGTCGGCGACCATGCCGAACATACGGTCGGAGGCGGCGTCGATTCCCGCCGCCGGAAAGCGGATCGTGGCCTTGCCTTCACCCCCTTCGAGCCACGCCCGGTCAACCACGGCAAGCTGGGATTCCGTTTTCCATTTGTCGTGGCTGTCGAGCACCGGCGCACCTTGGCTCATGCGCTCCATGTTGACGGCGTCGGGGGTGACCAGAAGGATTTCATCGTATTCGACCGCGCGGTCGCGCACCCAGTCCCAGCGGCGGCGGCGGACCGAGGCTCCGGTCGTCCACACCAGATCGACGGTGCGCGCTTCGGCGTTGGTCGCCGACACCGGCGCGCGGCGGGTCTGCATCGGAAGCGCGTTACGCTCCCGAACTGTGTTTTGTGGCATGGAATGCCTCCTAGGTTTTCTTCTTTTTCGGCGCTGACTTCGGCGGCACTTCACCATCGCCCGCATCGGCCGCCTGATCCTGCTGAAACAGGCCCTGCTGGCTCACCTTGCGCGGATCGCTGTCGAGAACGATGCCCGCCGCATCGAGCTTGGCGTTGGTGGCAGCGATCTCGGCCAGGATGTCGTCGAGGTCTTCGCCCTGGCGACCGACGACGCGCGGCAGCGAGGTGGCACCCATGCGCATCATCATGAGATCGGCGCGGGCGTCATCGAGCGGGTTGAGATACTCAAACCGCGGCGGCGACCATTTGACGGCGATGCGCGGGCTTGGCACGAGACCCGCCACATAGGCCGCCTCGATGAACCAGTCCCACACCGGTTGACAGAACACGGGGATCACCACCTGCCACTGGATCGCCTCGACGATGCGCCGGAACTCGACGATCCCGGCGCGGATCGACGAGTAGTTGACCTGCGAAAGGTCGCCGGTCAGCAATTCATAGGGAATGCGGAAGCCCGCAGCGATGATGTGAAGCTGCGCGCGCAGCCATTCGCTCACTCCCGCCGTCGCCGCCGGCTGGTTGAACTTGATATCCTTGCCGCCGCGGGCATAGGCAAAGAGCCCCGGCTCGAACTGCTCGAGGGTCTTGCCGTCAGCATCGACAATCGAGGGGGCCACCCCCTGATCGGCATCCTCTCCGCCGGTGACAATGCCGACGAGGCAGGCTTCTGTCTTCTTCCGCGCGAGCTCGGCATTGGTCCAGTCATCGAGATCGCGGAGCGCCCGCATGACCGGGGCTCCCCACGGGACGCCCCGCTGCTGCACCCGGTCGCGCCGGAAGAGGTGAATCACGCCATCAGCGGGAACGAGGACCGAAGCGAAGCCCCGCGACAACGGCACTGCGATGTCTCCCGGATGATCGGGATAGAGCCAGTAGCCGGTACGGCGCCCCAGCGCATCATAGGCAATCCCACGCACGGTGCGGCCGCCTTCAAACCTGCCGTCGATCTTCGATTCGTCGAGGTGGTCGGCCTCGTTCAATTGAATCTGCAGCGGCACCGGCAACCCGTCGCTGGCGCGGCGGATGCGGCGCCTTGCGAAGATTTCGCCTGCTTCCACCATGCCCGACACCGCGAGCGTCTGCAGCCCATAGAAATCGTTGCGCCCGTCGGCGTCGCAAACCGTGGACCACGCATCGAACAGCGCGTTGATCTTCTTGTCGAGCGCGGCATTGCCGGTTGCAGAGCGTGGCGTGATGCCGGAGCCGACAATGTTGCTTACCCAAGCGGAAACCGCCTTGGCGGCGTGGGGATTATTGCGCACGAGATCGCGCATGCGGTTGCGCAGGATCGATCCCGCCGAGGCGATCTCGGCATCCGCCGACGTGCCACCCGAGCGCCAGCCGTCGGTGCGCCGCCCGGTGGCAGCACCGTCATAGGCGCGCTTCGAAAGCCCATCGAAGGCCTGGCGGGCGAGCAGCCGCTTGACGGCAACACGCGGTGCCACCGCCGCGACCATGCGGTCAAGCATGGTCGGCGACATGGAATTCGTGTGCTTCATCGATCACCGCGTCCGAATGATGAGTAGCCCGCGACCGGGCGGGGCGTGCCCGATGCGGCGGCGATTGCGCTTTCTATCGTCTGGATGCGCTTTAACAGATCGTCCGCCGAACCATATTCGACAGTCTTGCCGTTGTAGGTGACGCGAAGCGTTCCCGACGCATAGGCGCGGCGAAGCGCGTCAAGCTCTGCCTGTGACCAGCTCATCGAAACCATCCATTCTCTTTGCGGCCGCCGAACCAGTCGGAGCGGCGCTTGTCACCGGGCTTCGCCTGAGGACGAATCTGCCCGGCGGGTTCTTCCTTCGGCCTGTCGGCGGCGACCTGTTGCTCAAGCGACTGCCATTTTTCGTCCTGCCAGCGGTCAGTCCCGAGCAGCCATGCGGCGGACCTTGCATAGACCCGGCAATCGAGTGCCTCGTTTCTCTCGCGCGTCTGCCGCCATTCAAGCTTCGAGAAGCCGCGGCGGTCCTTGACCGTCACTAGCTGCTCGGCGGTCAGTTGCTTCACCCATTCGGAGGTGATGCCGGCAGCCAGGTGAATGAAGCCGTCCGGGAATGCCACGCCTTCGCGCAGATCCTCGTCTGTGGGGCGATCTAGTCGCAGGAAGCGGTAGGTCTCCGACTTGAAGACCGCGACTGACACCTTCCACAGTTTCACGCCGCGGCGAATCTTCTGGCCGTTTTCGGTTGCGTCCACATAGGTCGGACCATCGACTGGCGACGAGCGGTCGAAACCGTCCATGCCCTTGACCGCGACCGCTGTGCCCGCGCCGAATTTGCGCACCCAGGCATAGACCTGAGATGTGGATCGCCCGTCGCCCGAGTCGATGGCAAGCTTCGCAAGCCGCATGGGAGCACCGCCCTCGTGAAGCCATGAGGCGGAGAGCAAACCTGTCAGCCGGTCCCACACGCCGCCATGCGAGGTGTCGCCTTCAAGGACAACATGATCGACAAGCCAGCTTTCAAGCCCACGGCCCCAGGCCCAGACATCGACTTCGATGCGGTCATGTTGCACGTCGGCCCCGGCGGTGAGCACAAGGCCGCCATTTGCCACGGTTCGGAGGTCGTGGTCTTTCACACGCTCGTAGAGCCGCTGCCAGTCGGGCGCCTCGCCCCGTTCCTGCCACGTCTCGCCGAGCAGCGTGTTCTTCGCCGCCTTGAGGGCCGCATCGTTCCCCTGGGCGGCTTCCCACTCCCGCGCGATCTGCTCCCACGAGAGCCAGCCCACCGGCGAATACAACCCCGAAATATGAAACCCGACCACGTGCGGGTCGGAACAAGCGGCGGTCGCCCGCCATTCGCCCGCCGCCAGCATCGCGGTTTTGTGGTGCTCGGCGATGCCCTGTTCGCAGTTCTCGCAGATGTACTCGACGGTTTCGGGCCTGCCCTTTTCCCAGCGCAGACGCTCGAAGCGGAGCCACTGCATTGTCCCGCAATGAGGACAGGGCACGAAATACCGCCGCTGATCGCTCGCCTCATATTCGCGCTCGATGCGCGACAGGCCCTTGATGGTCGGCGTCGAAACCATGAACACCTTCCGCCGGTGGCCGAATGTCCGTGTGCGGGCTTCTGCCAGGGCGACCGGATCGCCTTCGCCCTCGACATCGCCCGGATAGGCGTCAACCTCATCGAGGAAGAGCCAGCGGGCCGGCATGGACCTGAGGCCGACCGCCGAATTGGCGCCTGTCAACACCAGCTGGCCGCCCGCGAATTTCTTGGCGAGCACCGTGTTGCCGGAATCGCGGGCCCGCGACGGCATCACGATCTCGCGCAACTCCGGACTTTCCTCGATCAACGGTTCGATGCGCTGCTGCGACAGGCGCTTCGCAAGTTCCGTTGTCGGCTGCACGGCGAGAAACGGGCCCGGCGCCTGGTGAATGCAGTAGCCGATCCAGTTGTTGCCGGCCTCGGTCTTGCCGAGCTGAGCGCCCGACATGAACACGATGCGTCGTGCCGGGTGCGATGGCGACAGCGCGTCCATGATGTCACGTATGTAGGGCGTGCGATCCGTCCGGTACCTGCCCGCTTCCGACGATGCGCGCGAGGACAGGATACGGTAGCGGTCGGCCCAATCGGAAACCGTCAGCGCCGGATCGGGCGCAAGGCCTCGCGCCCACGCGCGCACAATATCGGACTCGCCGTCATAGGAGTCAGCGGAGTTCGACGCGGACCTCGGCAAGTTCGGAGAGGTGCCGTCGGACATGCTTTTCCAAAACCGTTTCCATTTGGTGCGGATCGACGTGCAAGTCGGCCGCCATCAGTGCTGCCACCCGCGCCGGCCATTGCACCCAGGCGTCGCGCTCACGGCGCGCCAGGCCGAAGACCGTGGCGATGGCTCGCGCCCGGTCCACCAGCTCGCCCTTGATCTTGGCGAGGCGGACTCCGCGCTCCTGCGCCTTGATGACTTCGTTGGCGGTGCGGGCGCGCAGGAAGGTCACGTCACCGCCCGGCTTGTCGCCCGACTCCTGAAGCGTCTTCTGCACCGTATCCATCGCCACTCGAGGAACGGGCTTTACCTGAGACGGCTCCGGCGCCGCAGGGGCGGACTTGCGTTGATGCGAAGGGTCCGTGCGGGCATTCCACTCGCGGTCGGCCTTCTCGGGATCGATGGTGCCGTCCGGTTCAGGAACGATCCGGCCCGCGGCGATTGCCTTGCGGACAGCCATGTCGGAAATGCGGCGATGGCGCGCGTATGCCCTGCGTGACAAACCCATGTTCAGTGACCGCTCCCGATATGCTCCGTGAGCGGAGCAAGTGCTGTTGCTCTCTTTGGCGCTCTCGGCCTGACTGCTCTTCGGGTTTAACCGAAGGAGCATCCCATGGCCCGCAAGCCGCATCTCGCCGATCTCCGCGATGCCGAGATCATCCGCAATGCCGTGCGTTTCGATATCGCGCTGTTTCTCGGCGTTGGCCGTTACGCCAAAGCGTCGGCACCGACTCTCGCCGAAGCGCGCATCGAGGCGATGCGCCTAGCCGCTGAGCATCCGGACAACGTTCGCAAGCCGATGATCTACGCCATCGACGCTGCAGAACGTTCGGCGCTCGTCATCGACAGACATCAACCGCAGAAGGAGTATGTAGCGTGAAGACCTACTCGAAGAAGTTCAATGCCCAACGGGCGGCGCGCGTCGAACTAGGCGACGACGCCATCGAAGGGATCGACTTTCGAACTGTCAAGACCGACGCCGGATGGACGTGGGAGCAGGCCAAGGCCGTGAAGCCTAAGCCGCCAATCGTCGCGGCAATAGACGCCGCAATTGAGCGCGGCCTGAGCCCGAAGCAGTTCGTGGCCGCAGCCGAGAAGGTTGCCGACGTGCTAGCCACTGCAGGCCGCGGTAAGCGCGCTGCAGTCGAAGATGCCGCCCGCAATGGCAAGCTGCCCGAAGCCGGATTTCAGCGCCGAAACGCACAAGCGATTCCGCAACAAGCTCGCGCATCTTGTCGATCTGGCGAATGCAGGCGATGTTGAAGGCTTGAAAGCCGTCACCATCAACCCTGTTTCGTCGAGTCCGAAGGCCATGGCGCGCTACCGCGACCTTTGCGTGACCGCATTGGAGGCGCGGAAGTGATCCCTGCAACCCGCGAAGCCGAGTCGGCGCCCGTTGCTGTCAGGGTCAGCGGGCGCCTGTTTCCCTTCACAAGCTACGCCGATGTTTCGCGCGCCTACACTGCCGCCGTCGATGCCAGCGGAGCAGTTGCCGGAACTACGGCATGGGCGTGGCGCCTGAAAGACGTGCCCATCGCACCCGACTGCGAAATTCTGGACGGCAGAGGCGATTGCATTGCGTGGATCAGCTACAACGGCAGGGTCTGGTGCGGACCATTGCATAACAACGATTACCGGTTGATCTACGATCCTTGCGGTGACCTGCGCTAAGCCCGCGCAGGCCCGGTAACATTCCAGAACAGCACGCGGCCCGGACCTTTCCGGGCTGCGCATATTTCCCAAGCCTTCACATCGTAATGCAGATCGGACGGGAACGGCGCGCGAGCGCGCCCCTCGCGCCCGAACGGCAGCGGATGAACGTGAATCGTGGCGCCTGCCACTTCGGCAGGGTTCAGGGTATGCCCGACCTGCACGGCATGCCGCCGCGCCTTCGGCCACGCCATGGCCAGAGCTCGCGAGAGAACGCCTGATCCGGCCGAGCACCATACTTCATCGGGTTCGATTCCTGTTGCGCGCGCCGCAGCGGCAATGGTCTCGATAGCTTCCGGCATGTTGACGCCGAACGGCACAAGCCGAGCGCCGGTCCTTGTGCAGTATTCCCGCGCACGGGCCTTGACCACCGACAGATAGCCGGGTGCAACCTCGATCACCTTGGCGCCAAGGCGCGAGGCCTCGAGCGTGCGGGCATGTGGCTTCGCGCGCTTGGCTACGAAAATCGTTGCCCGCTTGCCGAGCGATCTTGCCACGGTCGCCAATGCTGTCTGAGCGCCGCCCTCGGCGGGGCTGGCGTAAACCGCTTCGTCAGCGCCTTCGAAGAGGACAGGCATGAAGCGCGCCTTGGTGCCGCCTGGGAATAGATCATCGCGGACAACCAGAACGCCGTCGTGTTCGACGACGACAGGGTTGCTAACAAAAACCGGAACACGCAGCATGGACCCGCTGTATCATTGTGCTTCGCCGTCTCCGAGATCAATCTCGCCGAATTCAACTTCACCACAGGCATCGGTCGCCTTTCGCGGATCGCCTTTAACGAACACCATGATGTTCTGATGTGTCCGCCCGAGCTTCCGCGAAACCTCGAACTGCCGCCCGGCGCGGATAGGAAGCGAGCCGACAGCGGTCACGAGGATCGCATCGTTGTAGAAACGCGCGCCAGCCGTTTCGAAGGCCTCAATCGTGCGCCCTGGCAGATTGATGTAGCAGCCGTCATCGTCGCGCACGTCGCCGATTACCCAGACCGCGAAGCGGTCCACGCGGAGCCGAGCAACAGCTTCGCGGATTATTGCGGCCTGTGCCGCAAAGAATTCGTTCTTGCCCATATTCGACAGATCGGAGGGATCGTCGGAATAGCGTTCGAGGTTCCAGTAGGGCGGGCACGAGAAAATCAGATCGGCTTCAACATCGGCGGCAATCGCGGCAACATTCCGCGAGTCGCCTTGGCGCCACTCGGGCACGGGGTCGGCCGCAAGATGCAGCTGCGCGCGGTTCGCTTCGACTTGCTCCGGCCGGAGTTCGATACCGACATAGCGCCGGCCGAGGCGTGACGCCAGGATGCCACGCACCGAGCCGCCGGCGAAGGGATCGAGCACCATTCCGCCCGGCGGGCAGAACCAGCGATAGGCGATCTCGCAGATCACCGGATCGAAAATCGAGGTCCCGGTTGAGGCGACCTCGAGGATCGCCGCGCTCACCGGATCGAGGCTCTCAGGATCGCGGTGGCCCTTGACGAATGTCAGATTGGTCATGCCAATTTCCGGCCCCGGCCGTCACCGCGGGCCTTCGATTTCGAATAGTCGGTTGCGGGAAGCGGTGAGCCGCCCGGTGCCGCATTTGCCATCCGGGCACGATCGAGTGGCCGTGGACTTCCACCGGGTGCTGCACCACGCCCGAGCTCGGAGCGAATGCCGAGGTCGATCCAGGCGCGCTTGCGGCCCTGCCACCAGCCCTTGCGGGCATCGAGCACGGAAAAGGGCGGAATGCCGAAACGTTCCGCAAGTGTCGAGGACGGTTCGGACGCCGATGTTCCGGAGGACGGATTGCCGGAACCATCGGCGTCCTGGCCCCCCACCGCAGAGGAGCTGTCAATCGAATCGAGGATGCGGAGCAGATCGGCGTCGCTGAAACCCAGAACGTCCAGATCGAACTCTTCTTCACGCAACGCTGAAAGCTCGGCCCTCAGCATGGTTTCGTCCCAGCCGGCGTTTTCGGCGATGCGGTTGTCGGCGATGAGCAGCGCCCGGCGCTGCGCCTGGCTGAGATGACCGAGAACAATCACGGG